GCCGCCGCAGTGACATGAGCTGTTCTCGTTCAGCGACCATCTACATTCGCTCCCACGCATCGAGCCAGCGCAGCTGCGCCCGCTCGAAGAATTCCTGCTCGGTCGACGTCGGGATCCGAATCCCAGAGACGCGGCTCGTCAACCAGCCACCCTGCACGCGCAGATGACTCGGCAGCAGCCCGACGCGCGTGATCGGGCGCCCGCCTCTCTTGCCGACCACGACGGTCTTGCCCTTCTCGGTCACCAGCTGGTGGCTGTACGCCGCCGGCCCGGTCCTGATCGTCAGGATCAGCCCGAAGCGGTCCGGCTCGGCCTGCACGGCGTCGCGCCCGTCCTCGCCCTTGCTGATCCCCACGGCGCAGAAGAGGTCGATCGGCGCGCCACGATAGAGCAGCCGTTTGTGCTTCGGTCCGTACGCCGTGCCGCCGCTCGCCGACGCGCGCTTGCTGACCTCACCCGCCCCGAGCATGGCGTCGAGGCGCTCGGCCAGTCGATCGACGGTATGCGCGGTGAACTCACTGCCGAACAGGCCAACGGTCTCGACTCGTTCGATCTCGACCTTCGGCACAGCGACGATCTCGATGTCGCCAACGTACGCCAATCGTCTTCGCAGCGATCCCGCCACGATCAGCTGATCGGTGCATAGTTCGATCTCGGCCACGAACGCCTTCGCGATCTCGATGGCGGTAGCTCTGTCTATCCGCGTCGTTGTGGTGCTCAACTCAGCACCTCCACGCCGCGCTCGTAGGCCGCTCTCATCTCCAAGAGAAACAAGGCATACCGCTGCAAGTCGCCGCGGTCGACGTCGTCAAAGCCGCTCACCTCGAGCCACGCGACGGTGTCCGTGATCGCGGCGGCGCAGCTCCGCTGCCGGCCCACCTCGATCGGGTCGAGGGACGTGACGATCAGGAGCGGATCGGTCTCGACGTAGGTGGCGAACCGTTCATCGTCGCGAACCGGCTGAGGCGCTCTCCGGATCCAGGCCCGCACGCGGTCGACAAATCTCACGACACGCCCTCCAGCACCGAGAACAGGTCGAGCGGCTGCATCTCCTGGTCCGCACGGCGCAGGTTCCGAACGGCCGCGCGAAAGTAGCTCGGCTTCAGTTCGACACCGACACCGCGACGACCGAGCTTGACTGCCTGATAGATCTCGCTGCCGATGCCAGCAAACGGCGACAGCACCGTTTCGCCGGGATTCGACCAGAGGCGGATGCACCGCTCGATCGTCCCGAGCTGGAGCGGTGCGATGTGGCGCTCGTCGTCAGACTCGCGGCCCTCGGCGACGTTGAGTGTCTCGGTCTCACGAATGCCGTACCAGATCGGCCGCGCCCACGAGATCCAGTCGTCGTTGCTGATGTCCGGGTGGATCGGCGTCTCGTTCTCGCCGGGCGCTCGGAAGATCAGGATGTAGTCGGCCAGCGCCGGCCGCGACCAGGCCGCGTCGCGGCGCATCTGGTTGAACAGCAGTCCTTTGCTCTTGGTCCGGATCGCCTGCGCCTGGGGGTCTTTGTCGATGCAGACCTCACCGTGGTACACGGCACCGACGGACTGAAAGAAGCGGATCGTGTCGCCTCGGAAATCCTTCAGGCCGACGACGCCATCCTTGGCTTTCTGGCTCGGGATCTGCGCGACATGCACGCAGGCGTTTCGCCCCGGCCGCATCACACGAATCAGCTCGCGACCGATGTAGCCAAAGTGCTGCCAGAACTGGTCGTCGGACGCGCAGTTGCCGAGGTCTCGGTCGCTCGCCGAGTAGGTGTAGAGCGTCGCGAACGGCGGCGAGAACACCGCCAGGTCGATGCTGGCCGCAGGGATCTCGGGAAGGACGACGGCCGAGTCACCGTTGAACAGCGACCACTGCTCGCCGTGCTCCTGTGCGATGACGTTCATGCTACCCCCGTGAGCCAGGCCGGCAAGCGCACCGTCTCGCCATGTGGCGTTTCGGTCTTGCCGCCCACGCTGGCGATCTCGGCTTTCTCGAACGCCGCGACGTGCTTCACCAGCTCGGCTCCAATCGCTTCGGCCTCCCGTTGCTTCCGGCAGACGTTGGCGTAGATTGCTTCTTCGGGCTCGGTCAGCACGATGTAGGCATGCACCGGGCGTGTCTGACCGAAGCGCCAGCAGCGGCGGATCGCCTGGAAATACTGCTCGTATGAGTCCGAGAGGCCGACGAACGCCATCCGAGCGCAGCGCTGGAGGTTCAGGCCGAAGCCAAAGATCGAGGTCTTGCTGATGATGACCCGAACATCGCCGGAGATGAACCGCTCGATCGCCTCAGCCTTGGCATCCGGCGAGTCCTGCCCCTCGACGAGCACCGCCCCTGGGATCAGTTTCGCCAGTTCGCGGCCCTCGTCGTTCAGTCCGACCCAGGCGATCCACGGCTCGTCGGGCTCGCTCAGGATCAGATCGGCCGCGGCCTTCACGCGTTCGGAGAGCGTTTCGCGACGCACCGCTGCCCGATCGCCGACCCCCCGCAGGTCGGTGGCGAACAGTTGCCCCGAGCGTGTCCAGGACGTCGGCACCAGGCATGCCGTGATCTCGAGGGGCGGCAGTGCGTAGCCATCGTCGGCGTAGCCCAGGTCAGACGGCCGTTGGAGGCTCATGCCCCACGACGCCAGCCAGCGGTAGAACGGCTCGCGGGCGTGGCCCTTGAGGCGCCAGCCCTGATCGTCGTGGACGAAGAAGGCAGCAAGCATCTCCTCCCGCTTCATCACCCCCAAGAACTCGGCGTGATTCGCCAGTTCGGCGATGTCGTTCGGCGCCGGCGTCGCCGTGGCACACAGGCGGTACGGTGTGGAGCTGAACGCGCGGATCAGGTGTGTCCGGACCTTGCCCTCAAAGTTCTTGAGGATGCTGGACTCGTCCAGGACCACGGCGCCGAACGCCCCGGGGTCGAAGGCGCGGAGCATCTCGTAGTTCGTGATCGTGATGCCGGTCGGGGCGGCATCGGCCTGCGATCGGGCGTACGTGATCGAGACGTCGATCGCGGCGCCCTCGCGGACCGTCTGACGCGCGACGGCGAGCGGTGCCAGAATCAGCGCCCGCTCACCCGTCAGCCGCGCCCATTCGATCTGCTGACGGGTCTTGCCGAGCCCCGTGTGCTCAAACAGCGCTGCGCGGCCCTTCCTGAGCGACCAGCGGACCATGTCGCGCTGGAACGGAAACAGGCTCGGATGGATTGCGGCGTCTGGGACGTCGACCCCGGACGGCCGCACGATGAGCGCCTTCTGCGCCAGGAAGTCGGCGTACGGCGTCACGGCCGCCCTCCCGTCGCCGTGATGGTCGCCCACGAGACGCAGATCAGCACCGCCACGAAGAGCACCAGCGCCCAGGCCATCCCAGCCACGAACGGCCCGAGATCTGATTCCTGCGTGGGCAGCGTCTCGCGGATCGACTCCCAGAGCCCGAGCACCAGGTCGATGATCAGCCTCATGGCTCGACCTCCTTGGAGACAGAGAGCGCCTTCGAGTCCCAGGCCGGCGGCTCGGGGCGCAGCACGGACGGATGAAAGTACTGGCTGAGCCAGCCCATCACCTCCCGGTGCGCCTTGACCGGCGGCGTCACCGTGAGCGCCTCCTGCCACACCTGCACCACGATGTGCGCGTCCTGGCGCACCACGAGCGGCCCGGCCAGCGTGTGAACCAGCGTGACGACGTGCGGGTCACGGTCGTCGCCGGGCTCGACGACCATCGGCTTCTGGAGCCGACCGACCGAGACGGCCACGATCGCCGCTGACTCGATCGCCACGCCGTCATCGTCGACGTCGGTGAAGCGCAAAATGACCATCAGCCGACCGCCTCGACGACGCGCCCGGCGTACTCGAGGCCGAGGTGTTGCGCCGTCTCGAGAGCAGCGAAGGCGCGTCGGATCTGGGTACGGCGACCGATCGGATGCTCGGCGTGGTAGGACTCTCGCTTCTGGAGAGCGAACGCCAGATCGTCGGTCCGCATCGCAACCGAGCGGATGATCCGGGCGGGAAGTCCAGCCTCCAGCCGGACGTTCATCCGATCTCTGATCGCGAGCAGCTCGGCAGCCGTCGGCGACGGGTCGCGGTTGGCGCTGGTGTCGACGTCAGCCACGAGTCGACCTCCTGACCGCGTGCCACACCTGCCATGCGGATTGCTCGGCGTCGGCGTACGACCGCCCTTCGGAGCAGACGTAGCTGTCGTCTCGGCACCCGAACGGGCACGCGTCGACGTGCCCGGCACGATCGAACAGCGCCATGATCCAGCGGCCGTACGCGACTTTCTCGGGGT